CTTTTCTCATATCCCACCAGGGACCCGCTCAAGGCCCCCTATAGAAGTATAATATCAAGTACTATGTAGTACTATATAAAACCCCTTCCGGAATCCGTCCGGCAAAAGGGGAATCCGGACACCGTCCAGAAAGCAGGATGCAGGCATGAGAAAACCACCCGGAATATGACGGCAATCTACATCCCCCAAAACCACCCTCCCTTCCCCCAAATTAAACCACAACAAAACCACCTTCCCTTTAGGCAGGACAAAGCTTACTGCCTGATTCCTTTTATCAGGGAAGATATGGTACACATTGAACACCCATAAAAAAGAGTGTGAGAGAACACCCCGCCGGGGGTAACCGGCAGGAGGCGAAAACCGATGGCGAGACAGGGACCGAAGGCTGAACTGACGGTTCAGCAGGAACAGTTTGTCCGGATGGAAGCAAACGGCCTTTCCAGTCCTGACATCATCAAAGCTTTGTGGAACCTGGAAAAGGGCGACAAAGGCTATCATAGCATGGAATGCAAGCTCACCCGCTGGAGGAAACATCCGCGGTATGAGGAAACCTGGAAAGATGAAATCAGGAAACAGGATTTCGGAGACTATGCTTTGGCAAGGAAAACGCTCCGCCGATCCATGAAAGACGAAGACAAGTGGTTGTCGATGCAATCGGCGGTGAATGTCCTGAACAATTCCGGCAAGAGGATATTCGGAGCGGAAGAGAACGCGGTTACGGTCCGGATAGAAGGCCTTCCGGATATCGGCAGTCCGGACGATGAAAATGCATAAACAGGGGAAAACAGGGTGATTATTCATCCGGTATTCATCCAGGCTGATACCATATTCTGGTAAAAAACCCTGTAACCCTTATGCCATAATGCTTCAAGGGCATTTTCCAACTATTCGCTAAACAATGGTTTTACGAATAGTTCAGTATTATTTCAGGGATAATATCTCCAAGGTAATATCCGGAAATTTACCGGCGGCAGCCCCGGCCGGAAATATGGCCAGAGGACCGGCCGGAGAAATTTTGGTGGAGGCCAGCTACCCCAGGGAGGGGGTGGTCGAAACCGGAAACCGGGGGATCAGAACGTGACAGGGACTCCAGGGAAATGCGCACGATAGAGCGTTTACTTCCCCTCACCGACACCCTGAAGACTGGGGGTTATTTTTTTGAACGAGACGGCATACATGCGGTACTGGATAGGAAGGATGGAAGCGGATGCCATCGATCGTGATCAATTATCAGCCGACGGCGAAGCAGAAAATCTTTCATGCGTCGAAGGCGAACGAGATTTTGTACGGTGGTGCAGCGGGCGGCGGGAAGACGAAGGCGCTGATCATGGATGCCCTGTTCCGTTGCCTGAAGAACCCCGGCACAACGGCGGCGATCTTCCGTAGGACGTACCAGGAACTGGAAGATACGGACATCAAGGAAGCGCAGGCTTCTTATCCGGAAGGCTTGGCGACGTACAATGCCGGCCGTCATGAATACCGGCTTGTGAACGGGAGCAAGATCCTGTTCCGGCATTGCGAGAACGAAGCCGACCGGTTCAAGTATTCCGGTATTGAGATTCAGTTTCTGTACTTTGACGAACTGACATCTTTTGAGCAGGTGGTATATGACTTCATCAAGACGCGTCTTCGTGCGAAGAAGAGCCTTGGCGTGGTTCCCATTGTGCGTTCTGCCAGCAACCCCGGCAATATCGGTCACGGCTGGGTCAAGAAGATGTTCGTGGATGCGGGGCCGTACATGTCCATACAGGAGCAGGAGATATTCTCCGAGACCTTGCACAAGTCGAAGAAGATACGGACTCAATACATTCCCGCGCTGGCAATGGAAAACCCGTTCATCACCGATGACTACATCTTTGAACTGGAGCAGAAACCGGAAGCGCTCCGGCGGGCGCTGCTGAACGGTGACTGGGACAGCTTTGAAGGACAGGTGTTCAAGGAGTTCAGGAACGACCCGGCTCACTACAAAGACCGGCTGTGGACTCACGTCATTGAGCCGTTTGAGATACCGCTGGACTGGCCGCGCTTCTTCAGCTTCGACCACGGCTACAGCAGGCCGTTTTCCTGCCTGTGGTGGACGATGGATCTTGCCGGACGCTGCTATCTTTACCGGGAATGGCCGGGGACGAAACCCCGGCAGGCGAACGTAGGCCTGGAGCTTACGCCGATCCAGATTGCCGACGGCATCCTGGAACGGGAGGAGTTTGAGCGGAAGAACAACCTGAACATTCTCCGCGTCGCTGATCCGGCGATCTTCGACAAGAGCCGGGGCGACAGCGTTGCCGACCAGATGGCCCCCGGCTACATGGGCAGGCGGCAGGGCGTTGTGTTCAGCAAGGGCGATCACGCCAGGATGGCCGGGAAGATGCAGGTGCATGAGCGGCTCCGCTTCGACGCGGAAGGCAAGCCGATGATGTACATCTTCTCGACCTGTCCGAACTGGATACGGACTGTGCCGACGCTGCCGTACAGCGACAAAAAGCCGGAGGACGTTTCGACTGACGCGGAAGACCACGACTACGATGCTACCCGGTATTTCCTGATGGATCACCCCGTGACCCCGGTAAGGAAACCGCCGGTTGTCTACAAACCCTTCTCCCCCTTTGACGAGTAAGCGCGGCGGGCAACGTGCAAAATAAAATGAAAAGGAGAAGGCCTGTTTTCCTATCCTCCCGCCGTGCTTCTCCTGATATTGAGGTGATCACATGACTGAAAAGGAAAGAGAAGCCCTGGAAGAAGAGATGATCCTGGGGGAACAGGAACTCGACGAAGAAGACCGGGAACTTCTCGACACGATCTATGACCGGCTGGACATCTTTGCCGACATGAACAAGCCCTATCATGACGCGGCAAGGGATACCCGGAAGGTCCTGCACATGGAAGACCCGGAGCAGGACGATCCGGTCACGATGGAGAGAACCGGCAAAAAGACGCTCCAGCTTCAGACGCTGAAGTCGACGATCAACAACGTTGTCGCCGACCAGATGCTTTCGATGCCTGAAGCGAAGCTGATGCCGGAAACGGCAGAGATGCAGGCGGCGGCTGATGACTTGCAGGACATGGTTCACTATGTTGTGTACTGCGCCAACGACTTTGAGCAGATGCACTACCGGCGCTGCGAGGACTTCTATGGTCCCGGCACGGCGGTGACGCAGATTGCCTGGGACCCGGACATGGGTTACGGGAAGGGCGAGATCGCCTTGCTGCGCTGGCCGCTGGAATCCTTCCTGTGGGACCCCACGGCAGAGGATATTCAGGACTGCCGCGCCGTGATGAAGGTAAGCTGGCATCCGATGTCCTGGTACAGGGCGCATTACCCGGAAGAAGGCAAGTACGTTGGCAGCGATGAAGGGAACCACGACAACGTCGGCATGACTGACGGACAGGAAAACGCCGATCATATCGGCGACGAAAAGCGGGCGCTGATGATCGAGTACTGGTGGCGGGAGTACGACGCGAAGACCCGTCGGTACACGATCAATGTGGCGATGGCTGCGGGCGGCGCTCTGCTGGAAGTGAACCGGGACGTGTACAACCACGGCCTGTATCCTTTCGTGATCGACGTGCATGACCACGTCGAAGGCAGCCTTGCCGGGGAAGGCCTGGTTCATGAGCTTACGCCGATGATGCGGTACATCAACCGCTACGCCAGTTATATTGACATGAACCTGCGGATGTCCTCCAAGGGGCGGCTGCTTGTCCGGCGCGGAAGCGGGATTGACAAGGAAGCCCTGACGAACTGGGAGACGGACGTGATCGAAGGCGACAACATTACGCCGGAGAACCTGCAATGGCTCCAGAACAATCCGTTCAACTCTATGGTCAATCAGGCGATGCTCCAGCTTCAGACAGACCTGAAGCAGGACAGCGGCGCGAACCAGTTCACCCGTGGCGAGACTACCGGCGGCATTGTTTCCGGTAAAGCGATCAACTCCCTGATCCAGGCGGGCGGCAAAGTCGCCAGCATGCGGACGGAGCAACTGAAGTACGGATTCAAGCAGATCGTCGAACAGATTATCTGGCTGATGTCGCAGTTCTATGATGATAACCGGGTGGTCATGATTACCGGCCGGCCGAACGCTGTGCGGGTGGACACGAAACGTCTCTTCGGCAAGAAGACGAAGGGCGCGGTGAACCCGCCGCCTTACACAGTACAGATTGAGGTTTCCAGCCGTGACCCGCAGCGGATCGCGAACCAGAACCAGATGTTCATGGAGGCCTACACGATGTCCGCGCAGGCGCAGCAGTTCTTCCCGCTGTCCTCGCTGTTCAATATCCTGAACCTGGACGGGAAGGACAAGATCCTCCCGGTCATCCAGTCGAACGAACACTATCAGGAACAGATGCAGCAGATGCAGCAGCAGCTTGAGCAGATGCAGCAGCAGATGCAGCAGATGCAGGAAGAGAACCAGAACCTGAAGCAGGTTGCCACGCAGGCATCGAACGCGATGCAGCAGATGAGCGCCCGTCGCGGCGGGCAGCGTCCGCAGAACCCGTCGGCTCCTCCCGGACCGGAAGGCATGCCGCAGCCGCAAGGCCTTGACCAG